GGGCGGATCGTCGGGTTGATCGCTGTAGCGTGGCAACGCTTGAAGTCTTCGGCGGACAGGAGCGTCTGGGCCAAATCCTTTGAGAAAGTAGTCGGGAAGGTCTTGGTGAAGATCACATCGGCCATGTCGCCAGTGACGATAGCTTCCAGAACGTCCTTCTTGTTGGGGGCGAAGGTGGCCGACTCAATGAGCTGCTCCTTGATGGCAGTGCGTTGAGCGGTAAGTTCAGCAATCTGAAGGTCGAGCTGGGCGTAACGGTCTGCGAGGGCTGCGAGGTTGCTCATATCAAGTCTCCTAAGTTGTCGGCGTATGTATCTTGCCGATGACCTTTTATGGCATAACGCCAGAAACGATGCAATAGCTAATGGCATAAAACCATCAATTATTTTAAATTATTTTGTAAACGTCTAAAATCACTAGGCATTCAGGGCCGTTAGGAACCCATCGGAGGTGCAAATCTTCGCATAGGCAGTCATCTTCGATCACTTCTGCGGCCTGTAGGATGTCGCTGATTGCCTTCTCTAGGTTGCCAATGTCCCGGCGGCGCTTGTCCGGGCGCACTGCTTCGATGAGCAGGGTATATTTGCCTTTGATTCGTTGCCCGGCAATCTGGGCCTTGATCGACCATAGGGCGTGTGTGCGCCAGCTCGTGTACTCAGGCGACCGATACATGCCCCCGGTCTTCTTGGTCTTCCAGAGGCGATTAACGCTGGGCGGGAAGGGGAGCGCGATCTTTATCACGGCGGGCATCCATTGCTTTATGCAGCGCCCTCGTCACAGACGGCTCTGTAGCCGTTAGGATACGAGCGATGTCGTAGGTATTATAACCTTGACGGAATAACCGCAGGACATGATCCGGCTCAGGCTTTGGCGGCAGCTTCATCATCGGCAAAGATGTCCGGTCGCAGACGTTCCTTATCAATGCCTGTGATCCGGGCAACCTGACGAAGGTGCTTGAGGGGAATTTTTTTCCACGAACAAACAGCGGCGCGGGTGATCTCCAGCTCGCGGGCGATCTGGGCTGGCAGGCCGTATGTGGCATGAATCTCATGCAGGATAGGGTCTCGATGTTTCATGTAAAACAAATTTGCATTTTTTGAGTTTTTTGTCAAACATGCGCTTGACAGCGTAAAGGTCTCGCTTTACAACAGGGAAACTGATTTGAAACTTAGGAGTGATTGATATGTTCACACTGTTAGCTTCCCCGGTCGCCGCTTGCACCTACACTCTCGATCAATATGAGATGCCGAATGGTATCGCTGTATCTGGCGAGCTTTACATCGAAGTTTGTGAGTGGATGGATGACGAGCTGTACATCGACTCCATGAACCTCAATATCGAAGACGAAGACGGTAACGTCATCGGCACATGGAAAGGCGACTGCGACAAGAACGCAACCCTTCAGAAGGTGGCTGAAGACATTCAAAACGACAAGCGCATCTGGGGCTTCATTTACGATGAAGCCATGCAAACGGCTGAAGACAACGCAGCTTACTAAGGAGAGCCAATATGAAAATGTCCGAATCAATTACGGCTATTGCCCCGGCCCTTGTCAAAGCACAGTCTTTGATTGAGGGTGCGGTCAAGGACAGCAGCAACCCTGCCTTCCGCTCCAAATACGCAGACCTTTCTTCGGTGCTGGCGGTCATCCGTCAGCCAATGGCCGACAATGATCTTTGTGTCCTTCAGTCTCCGTCTCGCGCTGATGGCGGTGTGGAAGTTGAGACCCTCATCCTTCACAAGTCGGGCGAGTGGATTAGCCAAAACTGCTTCATCCCGATTACAAAGATGGACGCGCACGGCACAGGCTCTGGGATCACCTACGGTCGCCGCTATGGCCTGATGTCGATCTTCTGCATTGGCACTGAAGATGATGATGGGAATACCGCTGCCGAGCGTGGACCTGCGCCTAAGCAGATTGCTTCGCCAGCACCATCAATTGTTTCAGCTCAGAAGCAGTTAGAGATTCGCACGAGGGCTAAAGAGGCTGCTCAAAAAGGGATCGATGCCTTCCGTGAATACTACAAGGGCTTGACCCCAGAGACCCGTCAGGTGTTGCAAGGCGAGTTCCTAAACGAAGTTCGCTCAATTGCATCGGACGCAGACAAGAAGGAGATCAACAATGAGCAAAATGGCTGATCTGCAAAACGACATCAAAGCGGCTGAAGCCCTTATGGGAAATGAAGGCCCAGAGATGGAACGCTGGACCGATGGTGGAGATTACCGGGGGATCAGAACAAAGGGTGTGAAAATCGCATCCATTTGGTGGTCTGAGGAAGATGGTGAAGGTGATGTGACTTTGACCAAGGCGTTTGACGGGCTTGATTCAATCGAACAACTTGATGCCCTTCATGATGCTATCGGAATGCTGGAGCGGCAAAGAGATGTCTGCCAAGCAATGTGGGAAAAGAAACTAACTAAACTTTTCAATAGAGGGCAGTGATGGAACAGCGCACCGAAGAGTGGTTTGCCGCTCGCCTTGGTAAAGTGACTGCCAGCCGTGTTGCTGATGTCATTGCTAAGACCAAGAGTGGCTATTCGACCAGCCGCGCCAACTATATGGCTGAATTAGTTTGTGAGCGTTTGACGGGAAAGAAGGGGGATTCCTACTCAAATGCCGCAATGGTGTGGGGGACAAATACCGAGCCTATGGCTAGAGCCGCCTACGAAGCCCGTACAGGCGATCTGGTCGAGGAAGTTGGGTTTGTCTCCCACGCCACCATTAAAGACGCTGGATGCAGTCCTGACGGCTTTGTGGGGGATGATGCCCTCATCGAGATCAAGTGCCCAATGACAAATCAGCACATTGATACGCTGCTGGCTAATGAGGCCCCCGCTAAATATATTCCTCAAATGCAGTGGCAAATGGCCTGCACTGGTCGCAAGTGGTGTGACTATGTTAGCTTTGACCCTCGCCTCCCGGAGAACATGCAGTTGTTTATTAAGCGGGTCATGCGAGATCAGAACATGATCGTAGAGATGGAACGGGAAGTTGAGAAATTCCTGTTTGAGTTAGACCAGAAAATTATCCGCCTAAAGGCACAGTATTAAGGAGAGAAAAATGGCATACGAAATGAAAGACCTCACTGGCACTCTTTTTGACAACAATCGCAAAGAGAAAGACACGCATCCTAATAAGACAGGATCGTGCAAGATCAATGGTCAGGAATATTGGATCAGCGCATGGGTAAAATATGATGATGCCGGGCGCGAGCGTTTTTCTTTGGCTTTTAAGTTGAAAGAAGAAAAGGCTAATAATCCTCGTGTTGAGCAGCCCAAAGGTGCTGTTTCTCGCCCGGTCGAGATCGACGATGATATTCCTTTTTGAGGTGAGGCATGGATATTCTGACCCCCAAGGGGCAGGAATCTAAGCGACAAGAGGAAAAGGCCATTGAGTTATGGCACAAAGCTTATCCTGAACTTAGATACTGCGAGACACCAAAGGATAAACCAGCGACAGTTGATGCACTCATTGTTAAAGGCGATCAAATTCACGCTGTAGTCGAAACCAAATGCCGACCACAGCTCAATATGACGATCTTTGCCCTTGAGCATAAGAGCCGCTGGCTAGTAACCGACGAGAAGATAAGAAAGGCCCAGCAAATTGCAGAAGCTCTTCAAGTTCCTTTTGTCGGCTTTCTCTACATGCCAGAAACCGATGCGTTACTTTTCGAGACACTTTGGCATCCGAACAAGGGATGGACAGTAGATATACAAGTGAAGGAAACACAGACGCAGGCCACAATCAATGGCGGCAAGATTGTCAGAAAAAATGCCTATATTGATATGTCACGCGCAAAGCTTGTAATGGGAGATGATTTTGAGCAACCTACCACTGAGTGAACAATACAGACTGATAGCTAAAAAATGGGTCGATGCTAAAGCTGCCGCCGACCTTCTTGAGGAATCTAAAACAGCAGTCCTATCTCAACGCATGGTGTCATCTGGCGAGCAGACCGTCTCCAAGGCCGAGATGCTGGTGAAGGCCTCTGATGATTGGCATGAATATCTGAACAAGATGGTCGAGGCTCGTAAGACTGCTAATATGTTGAAGGTGCAATTGGAATATATTCAAATGCAGTTCAGCGAGTGGCAGTCATCCGAAGCAACTCGTCGTGCGGAAATGAAACTCTAAGGAATATAGCATGACAGAATTTCATCCGGCATCTGAAGAAATCTTGGATATTACAGACAACATTTTAGCTGCCTTGGACGGTGAGACTGCGGCTGTTGGTCTATATGTGCTCACTTGTGTAATTTCTAACATTATCATTCAGACGGCTCCCAGTAAAGAAACCGCTCTGGAGACAATTGTTAGAATGTCTGCCGCGATAAAAAAGAACGTCATTGACCTCGATGATGAAGGCATATGCGGTTGGAATGAGAAAAATTTGCAATGAAACGAGTCAGAATCACAGCAAAAATGAGGGCCGATATTTTTATGCGTCACGGTGGCGTTTGTCACATGTGCAACATGAAGGTCGTGCCCGGACAGGACTGGGATGTATCGCATGAAATACCTCTTGAGGCGGGTGGATTGGACGATGCCAGTAATTGGTATGTCGCTCATCGCACTTGTCATCGTCAACACACTGCTAAGGTAGATGCGCCATTAATTGCTAAGGTCAAACGCATTCACCAACGTCACATCGGCGCAAAACGATCCAAGTCGCCAATGCCTGCTGGTCGTCATTCACAGTGGAAAAAGAAAATGGATGGTTCAGTTGTAAGGAGAGAAAAGTGAGATTTCTAATCACTATGAATATGGCATCAGCCCAAGGTTATGCTGTTCATCAGATTACTATTGACCACGAAGCTGCATCACTTGAGGAGTTTCTAACAGAGGTCAATGATTACCCATTTATTATGGGACATCAATTCTACCGAATAAAGCAGTCGGATGGTGAGGTAACTTGGAAAGATCGAGGCAAGCTCATCATTAACTCTGCACACATCGGCAAGGTACAAGAATTTATTGAGTTTGAACCCAAGGAGAATAACTATGACGAACCATATGGACATCCTGAATCAGGCAACAACAATTTTAGATCAACGGGGTCGTCGGTACGGAAGCATGGAGGAAGGATTTGAACGGGCATCTACGATTGCCTCAACTATCTTAGGCAAGCAGATCACGGTATTCGATCTGGCAATCATCATGACCTCGATCAAGCTGGCTCGAATTACGTCATCCCAAACTCTGGATGATAACTACATCGACGGGATTAACTATTTAGCTTTTGCTGGACAGTTTAGCACCGCCGAAGAGCAGGTCGCAGTAGCTCTTGAAGAAGATATTGCAGCTATGGCTCGGAAGTATGCGCCGCGTAAATATGAAGTTGTCTCTAATACTGACGATCCTAAGGAACAGTCAGCCTAAACATGGTGGCGGGGAAACCCGCCACCTTCACCCCGGAGATTGATATGAAAAAGACTGAATTATCTGATCGAGACAAACTCATCATTGAGCTATGGGAAAAAGAATATACCGGAGATCAGATCGCTAAAGAATTGTGCGTGACACGGAATACTGTCATGGGAAGGCTTGCTCGCTTCCGCAAGCAGGGCCTCGTTGCATATAAAATGAATGCAAAGATTGCATTAAAAGACGTTAAGTCCAAAAGCTTAAAGCGAATTAAAATCTTCAATGCTCATCCGAGAATGTTTCGTGGAAGGCTTCCGCCTACACCACTCCCGGAGCTGCCACCAATCAAAGATAAGCCTGTCAAGTTTATAGACCTCACGCCATTTTCATGCAGGTTCATCGTCAATGAAGGTAAAGCCTCTGAATTTTTGTTCTGCGGAAAACCAAAAATGATTCGCTCTTACTGCGAGGATCACGCTAGACTTTGCTACCTGCCTCCTAAGGTAAAGGAAAAAGAGAATGGTAGATAAAGACAAATATATCAAATCGGGCTGGCACTGGAGTTTTGCATGGCTTCGCAGGCCGGAGTTAGATGAAGACTTCGGATACTGCTACGAGGATGGAGACGGTGACCTGATCTATTCAGAACGAGCAGATCATCGGTTGGTCTGTTATTTGGATTGCTATCAGGATCACAACTCAGGCGAAAAATATTTAACCATGAATCCAAACCCAATAAGCGCCATAGTGGCTGCCGAGAAAAGATTTATCCGAAATGCACATCGTTCCTAATATCATCCACTTCATCTGGCTCACGGGACCTAAATCCCGTGAGTTTTCATATATTAACTATATGGCTGT